CCCCAGGAATTAGCACGACTGGTGAGCCAGACTTCATCTCCGAAGATAGTGCCCGTCAACTTGGTTTGCTGCACAGTCCCGAAGATATGGCACGTTATGCCGAGCATGAAAGTAAGTTGCAGCAGGAAAGAATGTTGGCTGCGAAAATTGCCTTTACTCAGGGCTTGGATGACTTCTACTTGCAAGTAGTTCAGAACTCTTCTCGTATTAAAGACTGCATGAAAACTTTCAGCCAACTTGCAACTGAGTTCAACGCAATGGTTGCCGGTGCCCAAGCTTTGGGTATGGAAGATTTTCTGGATTATATCAACACAAACCAAACTTCCGTGCATTTCATCCAGTTATCTGAAGCACAAGCTACTTGTCGTGCACAACTTGCAGCTATGCGCGCTATTTATATGGACATTCTTAGCATGGAGTCTGTAGATAAACTCCGCGCTGAAGAGCGTGCACCACAGTCGTAACATTTCAATCCAAGCAATCTCCGAAAACCAGTCTAGGAAAATCTTAGACTGGTTTTTTGGGTAGAAGATATACCAAAAACCCCGGAGCTGAATATGCAACATATAGAACCAAACACTCGTCTGATAGAATTCATGGCGGACAACTTATTCTGTGACGTTCACACGTTGAAGCAAACTCTTTGGCGTGGTGTTCAAGTTATGACTGCACAAAAGTTTCTGCAAGAAAGTATCAAAGTTCATGGCAGTCGTGTTGTTCCAGCAATTGCAAGCTTCTACAAAGATGCATTAGGTATGTATCCAGAAGTTTCCGTATCTGATGATGGTTCGAGACTGCGTTTCTTTATGCCAACTATTGATGGTCTTGAAGGCATAGAACTTGTGGTGTACGAAGATTACGCACGAAGCTTTCTGCTGTCCACAGTGTTCGGGGCTTTACAAGTTACTCCCAAAAAAGTCTATTCATATATTTAAGGTGCTAGTATGCTGAAACTTAGCCTGAACCCTCAAATAAATTCTAAGCCCAGATCAGGCAAGTTATTGCTGTCTGTACCAAACAAAGATATTTCCTACACAAAATCCGTAGCGAGTATCATTAATCAAGTCTTTGAAACTTTCACCCCCGACTCCAACAAATACGCAAGCGCTGAGTACTTGATAAATGCAGCAATTGCAAAACGTTGCACCCACATCGGCACTACAGACTTTGCAACATTCAAACTTTTCGACCCACTATTAGAAGGTACATCAAATGAGAATATCGGATCAGTCATTACTGTCAAACTTAATTCGGGTAATAAACTCAGAGTTTGCCTCTTACCACCGCTCTGGTACTGCTACGCAAAGAATGAAGGAAACTTCCTTATCGAGCGTTTCGTTCGGAAGTTACATTCAGGAACGCAAGTTACAGCAGACAGTTTTAATTGGGAATTCTGCACACCCGGTAATATAGATCATATCGCAGGCAGGCTAGATGCATCAACTCTAACTGCCGTAGATATTGAAACTTCTAAAGTTGATCGGAAGATTACTTCCGTGTCGTACACAGGTTGCTGGCCTGATCCAAGCGGGGCATTAAGATCCTACACTTGGGTTGTGCCTTGCAACTCTACCACATATCCATGGTGCATAACTGCCATGCGTAGATTCAACCAGACTGCCAGTCCCAAAGTTATGCAAAATGGGCAGTATGATTGTGTCTATTTCCTCCGCTTTAATGCGCCAGTTCACAACTATCTGTACGACACCTATCATTTATTCCATGCGATATTCCCAGAGTTGCCGAAAGACCTAGCGTTTATTTCCTCTTTCTATCTTGATAGTTTCAGATTTTGGAAGGATGAAGGAAGTCGCAATCTGTATGAGTACAACGGCAAAGATACTCACAACACTCTTTGGACTTTCTTGGCCATGGTTGCAGAAATGCCAGACTATGCGCCCAAGAATTACGCAACTAAATTCAAGTTAGTCTTTCCCTGCATCTCCTGCGAGTTAGATGGTTTTAACATTGACGAAAAGGAGCAAGCTAAGAACTGGAGCATCGAAGATGAAAAAGCAAAAAACTCTGCGGCTCGGCTACAAAAGTTACTCTCAGTGCCAAACTTCAATCCGGGTTCGCCCAAGCAAGTCATGCAGATGTTTCAAGCCCTTGGATATACCGAGGCTAAAGATACTTCTGATTTATCGATCATCAAATTTGGTGAGAAAGATCCGCTGTTCTTACGTATTGCGGAACTTATTCAAACTTACCGCGGAGCAACCAAGGCACGTAGCACGTACTTTGAAATCGAACTTTTCGCGGGCAGACTCTTTTACAAACTTGACCCGTCAGGAACTGAAACAGGTAGAATGTCTAGCAAGTCTGGTAGTTTCTGGTGCGGAACTCAGATCCAAAACATTCCGCCATATGCACGTGGAATGGTCGTTTCTCTCCCGGGATGGAGTCTTGCTGGCATCGATAAGTCTCAGTCCGAAAGTTACTGTACGGCATATATATCTCAAGACCTGCAACTTATTAAGAACGTAACAACAAGTCCAGACTTCCACTGCTCTAATGCAAGTATGTTCTTTGGTATGGCATTCGAAACTTTGTACGATGTGAAGTTGAAGAAAGTCTTAAATAAGCTGATTCGTAAGTTAGCTAAACCTATCAATCATGGAGCTAACTACAACATGGGAGCTAAGACTCTGGTCGATACGATTATATCGCAGATGGGAAGTTCGGCATTGATAGAAATTCGTAGACTCCTTAAGTTGCCAGCGACCATGTCTTACCAAAGAGTTGCACAAAAAGCTCTGGATAGATTTGATACAGTGTACCCAAGACTTCGGTCAATTTGGTACAATGAAATTGTTATGGAAGTTTTACGTACCGGCAAGTTAGTAACACCTGTAGGTTATGTTCGTAGAACTTTCATGAATCCCAGAAAGTCTGCGTCAGATTTAAACGCATGTGTTGCGCACAAACCACAATCAACATCTGTGCATCTAGTCAATGAAGCATTTTACAAAATCTGGCGAGAGCTGCAACTGAAGAAATATCGTGGCAGCTTTAGACTTAAAGCGCAGGTTCACGATGAAATTATTCCAATGATAAAAGATTGGTGCGTAGAAATAGCTGCGAAAGAAGTTGCGGATATGATGGTTATTCCAACCGTTATTAACGGACGCACCATGACTATACCTTCAACCGTTGCAATTGGCAAAACTTGGGCTGATTGTAAAGATTAATTAGGGGTCGCTATGTATGTTGTAATAGGTATAACTCCAGAAGAACCCTTGCTTAAAGGTTTAACTTCGTTCTTCTCAGGTATTCAGATTGAGGATATACTAAATATTAACGGAGTGCATTACACTGTGATAAGTCGCAAGTGGATGTTGTTGTGTGATGAACCAAACTACTTGTTTATTCGTGTGATGCCGTGTCCGGAGAATTAAAATTATGTCTGAGTTCATAAGTTTATATAGAAAATTCACCGAGAATACTGAGAGTGATACTAGGTTTCATGTGTTCTGTGCACTATCCGCAGTTGGAACTATCCTGTCCAGAAAAGTGCATTTCGATTTTGGCCACAGCATTCTGTATCCGAATTTGTATGTATTGTTAGTTGGTACACCTGCATCCAGAAAGTCTTCCGCAATTATGATTGCCAAGAATCTTTTGCAGGCTCAAGGTTACAAATACTTTGCTCAGGACAAAAGTTCTAGAGAAAAGTTTTTACTTGACTTTGAGGAAGGTTTGGATATAATCACAAACTATGAAGAAGTCAATCTCAACAAATTATTAGACCAGCAGATAACGCCAAAAATATCTGTTGCTGATTTATCCAACATGTTTATAACTCCAGAAGAACAAAAAATATCTCAGGCATATCTGGCACTGAGCGAGTTTGCAAACTTCATTGGCCAAAACAATACCGGATTTGCAACAACTTTAACTGACATCTATGATAACCCACCAGTTTACGGTGAGCGTTTGAAAAATTCTAAGTCAGTCAAGATTGTACGTCCTTGTGTGAATATCTTGGGAGGTGTAACTCCGATACATTTTGTAACTCACCTGCCTCCGGAACTTGTAGGGCAAGGTTTCATGAGTAGAGTTTTATTGGTATATGGAGTTCAGGCTGAAACTAAAATTCCATTTCCTCCCAAGAAAGACACAGTCTTGGAAGCTAAGTTGTGCAGCGTGTTGGAATCGATCAACAAGTTACGAGGCGAAATGAAATTTTCAGCTCAAGCAAAACATGCAGTGAGCCAAATCTATAACAACTACAATCCAATTCCGGATGCAAGATTTGCATACTACACAGGACGCAGACATACGCATCTGATAAAACTCTGCATGATTGTTGCAGCTACATATCTGAAACGTGAGATAACTGTGGATCATGTGATCGAAGCAAACACTTATCTAGTAGGAATTGAATCTTCCATGCCAGATGCTCTCGGAGAATACGGAGAAGGAAGACTTGCAGCAGCAATGCAGAAGTTAGTAGAAGTTCTGAAGGAATCTCCCGGCGGTGCATTACGCACAGATCAGGTGTATGCAAGTGTTCGACAAGAGTTAAACTCCTTTCGTGATGTACAGGAATTGATTCTTAACTTGCAGGCTGCAAATAAAATTGTTATTTCCAACGACACTGGGAGTATAATGTTAAATCCCTTGAGTGATATCAAGAATACTATCTTCGTGGATTTAGCCAAATATTTTCCAGAAGTTAATAAACCCAGAAAAGGTATACTAAAGATATGAGTCATATGTATCCAAAAGTAGCGCAGCAACGAGAATCCTTGGATGCTTTGCAGGCAAGATTATTCATAGTTTGCAGTAACCTGTATCAGCTATCCATGCAATCTGGTGTAAATCTATCCGAGCATATTAATGAGTTAGCAGCGATCGCGGTGGTATTACCATATCAACCTGCCGCGGAATTCCTTGGGTCTTTCTGGCAAGACAACAATACTAAGAAAGTTTTCCTGTGCTCACAAGACCCGAACACTCTGGGTATTTCTGCCAACTATCTAGACTATGCTCTGTATATGACACTAAGACTGGGAAATACTCCACCACAAATGGAACTTCCCAAACCTGCAATCTTTACACGTGGCGCTACAGAATTGCAAGAAAATCTGCAACAAGCAAACCAAGCAGTTTTGGATAAGTTCTGGGACACAAATCCGTATTATCCACACCACAAGTATATACCCTAACCACCGGAGATTACCGCCATGAAAGTTATGCAGTCTAGTGATACCCAAATTGAACTTATGTATCAAGTGCAAGATAGACTTAATTGTCTAACTATTGGTCCTGGCTGGGAAGTAGGAAATCAAGATTGGAAAATTGCGCTATCTGCGGCAGTTCATGAGGTGTTGGAACATTGGGGTTGGGCATGGGACAAAGTTCAGTCACGTAATGTTCAGGAATGCAAGACAAACTTAATTGATTGTTTTTCCTTTCTAGTCTCTTATGCAGTTACGCAAAATACACAACTTTCTGCCAAAGAATTCTGTCTGGAATCCCGTAGCCTTAAATATTTTTATATCAAAACTATGCGAGATATCTGGGGTACTGCACAGGTCGAGCAGTTACAAGAAGTTTTGTTGGGTATAGCTAGCATACTCGGCATGAGTCCTACAGATATATTTTATTGGTTTGTAGGCAAGCAGCAACTTAATATCTTACGCCAGCATAAAGGCTATAAACAAGGAACCTATTCAAAGCTCTGGTTCGGCGAAGAAGATAATGTTCATCTGGCCCGCATACTAGACGAGGCCAAAGATACCTACAGTCACATAGAGCCAGAAGTTTTCGAGAGCTGGATCTATCGGGAATTAGAAGGTTTGTATAATTCCTGGAATTTTGCACCCGCAGAAACCCCCTTTAACCAAAACCCCAACTAAGAGGAAATACCATGAAAAAGTTAACTGCCGCTGAACAAGTTACACTGAGCAAGTTAGTGTCTCGTGCAAAAGCTAACTCCCAGTGTGCTGAAATTCTGGAGCCTCAGACAGCACCTGAAACTCCTGATGCAATCAAAGCTGTACTGAATGAGCGTGGCGCTCGTTACGGAGATTTCAGCAATCATGCACGTTTGGCCCAAAGACTGATCAGAAGTTTGACTCTGTTCAGTTACCCTATTGACAATGGCCCTGAGTATCCTCCAAGCATAATGGTTCCGTGGGATAACATGCCAGCAGTTAATCGTCAGGCACTGACTGTTATCTGTGATAAACTTGCACGAATCATGTCTGGCGATTGCAACTATGCGGATAACTGGGTGGACATTCAAGGCTACGCAAGACTGGTAGAAGAACGCCTGCCTAAAAACTAGGAGTGCTCACACATGCATACTTCAGTAGTATTGCACAGTTTATTAACTTCCAAAGTTATGCCAGTGCCCAATACTCCGGTAGTCTGCCTATTCTGTGAATATAATGCAGAGCATGTCAAGGTGATAAGATTCAAGCTCTGCACTTATATTCAACTGCCTGATCCGGAAACTAATACATTTTCCTACAAGTGGATTCTACATAATTACGTGGGGAATCCACAAGTTTATCCATTAGCCTGGGTAGAGTTTGTGGGAAATGAGAAACCGGCGGAAACAGTTCCGTGGTTAGAAATCTTACACCGCTGGGGAAAGGTAGATTTTAAATTCAACTTTGATATTTAGGAATTTGTTATGAAACCAACAATTGGTAGAAGACTGTGGTTCTTCATGAGCATAAATCAGGCATTAGCGCACGGGTTGTCAAAACTTTCAGAGCAACCATTTGATGCTGGTGTTATTTACGTCAACGAAACTGGAACTGTTAATTTACAAGTCACCGATCATATGGGAGCTGTAAGAAACTTTCTTGCAGTACCTATAGTCACAGAGCCAGAAGATCATGGGCATCCTTATTGGGCAGAATGGATGCCGTATCAAAAAGAACAAGCTGCAAAACAGGAGACTACACCTAAGTTTAACATAGATAGTCAAGCTCAGCAGGCTGCTGCGTGGCTGAAAGTTGTGGGAGTTCTGGATGATATTGCCCCTAATTGGATGGAATTAGGGCCTATGCCTATGGATGCAGCTTGTGCACAAATACAACAGTTTGCCTACAATGAGGCAAAAAGCAAATCTTTGTTGCATAATTTACCACAAACTGCTTTAAGTCCAGTACAACTTAAATTCTTTTTATCTAACTTGGAAACTAAGCCAGGTTGGGGTAAAAATGAATTGAAAGATATGTTGTTGAATATCATTGTGCAGTCAGATCAACAATTGACTGGCTAAGCAAAAATTTAATTAAAACTTTAAATCTCTCGAAGCCCTGCTTGAGGAAACTCTTGCGGGGTTTTTGGGTGCCAGTAACATCCGTTTTAGACGTAACGGCAATGACTCTGGCAAGTGGATGACTGCGCATCGTAACCACTATAATCTAGAAGATAAGAGACCAGCGTTTGGTATGTCTCAAGCACGGATCGTACCGTGGAGCGGTTGGCTGCAAAGGGGTAATAGCCGGAGCCTTAACCTACTGCTAAAAACTCTAAAATTAAATTCTAACTTTGAGGAAATTAAAATGAGCAAATACTTTGTTTACTCAGTAATTTTTATTGTGATTGTTATTGTTATTGGTGTACTAAGTTATGGATCAAGATTACTTAATAACAAGGTAACTCCGATAGCAGTGACGGAAGTAGAAAAGGGCATCAAGTGCGCTTCAATGGTTACACAAGATGGCGCAGCTATAAGCTGTTGGAAAATGTAACGCTGATATTTGCGGTGCTAAGACTTCCATGTCTTATGAGTTCTTAATAGTCCGTATCCCAGGGAGTTAGAGTACTTTGCTTTAGCTCCATTCTTTTTACTGCCCGTCCTAAGCTACTGTACTTATCCGCAAGTAATTCATCCTGAAATTTATTCATAACTCCATCTCCAGCTTGCTTCAATTGTCTTCCCCAGTACGCATTGAAACTCTGAATCTCCCCGCCAGCTCTTTCATACCTCAGTGCAAAGTCTCCCATGTCAGCAGTTGATAACTGGCCTACAGAATAATCCAACTGCAACTGGCTGGAAATATCGGCAATGTTCTTTTTGTAGTTTGCCTTGTATGCAGCATCCCGGAAATATGCACTCTGAACAATAGTCTCATTCAGCGGTCTAGTTCCAATAGCTCTGGCGAACATCGCACCAAAGTTCCAGTCATTAGTAACATTATATCCAACATAGTTGGAATTGATCCAGTTGATTTGTCCTTCCTTAGTATACACATCTCCCAAGATAATGCTAGCTACACCTTGCAGCGGACGGTTAAGTCCATTGTGTGCCATGCCATGCAGCATTACTTGTTTAGCTTGGGAAATAGTATCAACTTCTGACAATGCGGAAACAGTCTGACTCAGGTTTTCATAAACTTTAGCTAGTGTCCCAACAATCGGCAAGTCTTGAAAGGTTGTTGGAATAACTAACATGTTGCGAGCTGACAAACTACCACGAGTTGTGAAGTCAATCGGTGTTCCAAACATGTGACTAGCTAACCCGTACATAGCATACTTACTCCAGGATTCTGGATCATCTGCATTTGATACGGAGTACAAGTCTGTATTGTTTCTGTTTGTATTACCAATTGCCTCATTCAAAGTCTGGAATCCCGGTAAAGATTGAATCCCAAAGATTGAACTCTGCATTGCCAACATAGTTGTAGCTTGCTTTTTATTTCCATCAGCCACAAACTTCAGCATGTTCTGAACAAAGTTGAAGAAGTAAGTTTGGTACAATCCAACACTTTGACCCAGAACTCCTTGGAATAATTGTGGCCGTTGCGCACCAGAATAAACTCCGTGAACTTTATCTACTGCACCACTGATCAAACTCCAAGCTTCTTCTTTAGGAAGTCCACGAATCTCCGCAATATCTTTAACTGCGTGAGCAACTAAGAATCTACTAAATTGTTCCGCATAGTTAAATCCAGATACCTTACTTCCGTAGTAAGCTAGCGCCTCGATCTTATCGTTGACTTGCTTCATTGCATGTCTTCCGTTGATCTGACTGAAGTCTGTGACCTGTAAGTATTGGCTCAGGTGGTCATTGATAATATTTCTAGCCTGCATTTCCTGAATAAATTGCTTACCTTCAGGAGACCAGAAAGCTCGCACTGCGTTAAACATCAACTTCATGTTGCTGGGTTCATACTGCCCAGTTGCAGGATTCAAGACTGTTGTAGCTTCCTTAAGTCTCAAACCTGCCGGAGTATCACGTAACGCAAGTTTAGCTTCCTGCAAAACTGGCAATGTCAGAATCGGAGAGCTGATCACAGACAAGATGCTATGGGCAAAGTCAAGTCTCAGCATTGTGGTACTAATCAGGTTACTCAGAGTTTTAACTGCACTCGGGAAAATAGAACTTTTAGAAGTATCCGGACTTGCCAACGCAACCTGCATCACGGAGTCAAAAGGACTTTTATATCCAGCCTCTGCAAGTTTGGCATTGAAGACATTCAAATCTTCCTGAGTAAGTCTGCCGTTTATTCTGGCTTTAGATAATCCAGCCAGAGTACTCTCCACTAACTTACTGCCTTTCTCTCCAAGGAAATCGTTAACTCTTACCCACATGTTTTCCAGATTAGACCCACGAGCACGAGTGTTCAGCATTGTGCTGAGTGTATCTTGCCAAATAGTCGCAGGCTCTCTCCAAGTTTTATCCATGGAGGAAGCTTCAACTTTTCCGAAGAAATCATCCATACGTTTGAGTCCCTGCACAATTCCATTGTACTTTAGCTCCACTCCGGATTTTAGCAGTCTGTCTTCTTGCTTAATGTGGTATACCCGGTATCTGTCCAGAGTTGCACTGAAGTTAGTATCCGTGTTCGGCAGCAACTCAGAACTTCTACCTTTATTAAACAGGTTGGAGTCAAATTCAATTTCATCAAATACAGAACCATCAGCATATTCGCCTAATGCATCTTGGTATTCTTTAGCATCTTTCTTGGTTAGCAGTCGATAATCTGCTCCGTACTTCTGCTCAATGCCAAGACGTTTACTTTCAAACTCCGCCTCAGTCTCAGCATAAATCATAAATCTTCTAGGATCGGATTCAGCTTTGAATGTTTTAGGAATAACAAATCCTACGTATTTACTTCCACGTAAGTCTCGGCTAGGCGCGTAAAGAATATTAGGATCACGCGTGGAAGTTTTTCCTTTAGTAATCGCCAAAGATCTTACACGGTCATTCAATGAAAAATTTCTTTTAGCGTGTACGCTGTAGAACTCTGCAACTTCTGGAGATAGTTTAACTACTCCCGGAGCATAAGCATCATCCACGCCGCGAAGTGCATCCAAGAATTCATCCGGCAGAGAATTTAAATACTCCACATCGAATTTAACTCCGGCAGCTTTAGCAGCTTCAATAACTTTATCCTTCCGAATGATACTAGGACCATCAGAAGTTTGCGCTAGATAGTAGTGTTCTCTGCGCAGAATGTTATCAATGTTAGCCAGCTCAAATCTTAAGCCAACATTGTCAGCTCGGTTGAAGATACTAGCATGTTTAGCAAAAGCCGAATCTACTTCTTGAGCTAAATTCAGACTTTTCTGTCCTACAAGTTTTCCGATGTAGGCAGCTTTTTCCCTCAGAGTATTAAACTCTGCCCGCAAGTTGTTCAGCAAACCTGCTCTACTGGCAAACGGGCTAATAGTTCCAAGCAGCTCTGTAGGCAGAGTAGGTAAGTTATGGAACAAGTCTCCTGTAAGTTCCGCAGCAGTTGCCAGAATCTGGGAATTCACAGCATCATCATGCATTGCAACTCCTGCGATATTAGCCACAGCGCCGTCATAATCTTGGATAGATTTATGATCATAACGCATAGCAAATATTTCAGGCTTTGTGTAGTCCTTAATTCCCAGCAGTTTCCAGCCAGTATCTTTAGCTGCTACTTCTCCCATAGCATTAGGCAAATCAATATTCAGAATCTTGGCGATCTGGTGCTCATTGTATCCGACTTTAGAAGTTGCCAGAATATCTCTAAGATCCATCTTACGTTGTTTTAGCAACTCGTCCAGACCTTCTTTGAATGCCACAGATTCTCCAATGAAAACTTTCCCCGCGTCAAACGCAGCTACAATTGCTGCATCTTTTTTGTCTGCCATGTCTAGCAGCTTTTCAATTCTGGGCAAGTCGTCACTAGCAATGCGGACAAAACCATTCTCATCCACAAAGTTTCTAGCTGTCATAGAATCCGCAATATTCCACATCGCGTCGTATTCTTGAAAGTCTAGTCTCTGAGTGAGAGCTTCGGATATTTTAGCCGGACTAAATTTAGCGATGTCATAAGAGAAAGTCTTATTGAGAACGTCGCTACGAATGGTTGTGCCTAACGCAGAATGTGTTATCTTCAGATTAGGATCGACGTCTCGGAGTCCGGGTAAATAGGAACTCATAATCTCCCGAGTTCTGGAATTGTAGTAAGCTTTAGTTGGTTCCCAAGCTTTAGCTAACGCACCTTGCGCATTGAAGAACTTAGCAGCCAATGGATACCTTTTAGCAAACATCTCCCGAGTTTTGGGATTAACCATCTGCGCAGCACCGTCGGCTAGTAACTCTGCGGGACTGCCAAAATATCCAAGCACCTCAGAATTCTGCCAACCTGGAGTTGTAAGTTTCTCCATGATTATATCTATCTGACCTTCCCTGGGAAGCTTTTCAACTCCGGGCCCAAAGTTTCTAGCCCAAGCCTCATATCTAGCATCAAAGCTAGCACCGATCAAATCTCTGAACAGCTGATATTTTTTACTCAGCTTATCTCTGGTGCTAAATTGTACGTCTCCAATGAATTCAGATTTCTTTGCTTTGTGCAACTGAATTAACGAGTTGGTTAAAAAGTCTTTAGCTGCTTCAGAGTTATTTTTAATGTGACTCAACTCATGCATGATTGCGTACTGGTGAAAATCTTCTAACGACATATCAAACTTTCTGCCAGACCTAGTAGCTGCGGCTTTAGAAATTTCCCAAGTTGCCTCCAATGTAGCTTCATTGAATCCTACAAAATCTGGGATAAATGCTAATGTGCCCTCCTTCATTCTTACGCTTTTCACGTTGAAAGAAGTTAAGCCTGCATTGGTTAATGAATTTCCAACGAATGCGAAAGCTGCAGCGTCTTCAATATCTTTACCAACAATAACTTGGAATCGCTCAAACTCAAATGCAAATTTTCCCTCACCGGCGTCGGGAGAGATTCGATTAATCAACTCTGAAAGTTCTTCTTGCTTAACCGCCAATTCATCCACTACATCCATGGGAGAATTTCCTCGGGATATAATGGTAGTGGTTTTAGTCATGTCGTAGAACTTAGCCAAATCTTGGAAGTCTTTAACTCCCACATTTTCAATTCGGGTAAGTCCAGACAGCACTGTGCCTAGAGATTCCAGACGTTCTGGAGTCACAGTCTCAACTAGATTTGTCAGAATCTCGATGCCTTCTTTTCCTGCAACGTTCATGTCAGAGAAAACTTTGAGCATCGAGGATTTTAGCTGTTCCTGTCCAGCGTTAAATTGCTTTAATGCAAACCAGTCTTTGCTGTCAATTGTTTGCAACAGTTTAGCTCTGCTGGCTGCGGCCCTGCCTAAATCTAACAGTTTGCTACCGCCAATCAGATTATCATGGTTAGGACTCAAAAACATCTGCAAGTTTGAAAGTTCCGCAGTTCTACTCCACTCCTCATTGCCAAACTTACGCACAGCTCCAACAACTCGGAATGCATCGATAGTACCACCAATAGCTCCGCCTAAAGCTGCGAACTTAGTTGCATCCCACCACTGATCTTTGATGGCATCCAGATATCCCAAATCATCTGGATTGAGAGTTGCGTTTTGGTTCATGGTTACAAGAACCCCAGCCTCGAATGCAAGACTTTCAGCAAGTTGCTGTTTAGCACCCTGCGCATAGGCCTTAATCATATGAGGCGCAAACCAGTTGGGAGCTGCGGTAGTTTGTTCTAATGCCGCACGTTTAGCCGCTGCAACTACTGTAGAGTCTAGTAGAATATCTGGATTACGAAGACCTGTAAGTGCTTCCAAAGGAGAACTAACTTTACCTGCAACTTGCAAAGCTCTCAGTCCCCGAATAGCTGCCAGTCCTGGAACTAAAGAACCTGCAACAAACCCCAAAGCGTCAATTCCTTCTTTGTGCCTGTCGTAGAAACTTTGTGCGTCAGCCCCCAGCAAGTTATTCACACTGGCGCTTTCATCGAAATAGTTGCTAGAATCTGCAACACCTATCATCTCTCCGAAGGCTACGGCAGTATTCATTATGCCAACTCCCGCAGATACCACGGCAGAAGATAGGCCAAACTTTAGATAGTCATCCCAAGAATCTTCCATGGATGCATTACCTGCGGAAACTTCTTGAGTATCTAAAGTTCTGAATAATCTGGAGTTATTCCCAAAGGTCAAACTTGCAGTAGTTGTATCCATGATAATACCTTATTGTGGAGGAGTCAAACGTACGCCGCGATCGATCATTGACTGCATAGTATCTTGCTGCAGTTTCTTAATAGTTTCTTGCTTGCGAACATACGTGTAAAGATTTAGTACATCTGTCGGATCAGCGAGATTGTAGCTTTGCGCCTTTCCTGCAAGTTGTACTGGAATTTGGAACTGTAAAGTCATGCCGGGTTTAAGTCTATACAACTCTTTCAGAGTGTCAGAACTTCCAGAATTAAGCATGTAGTCAGCTAAGTATGATTGCTTCAAATACTTGCTAACTACTTCAGCTCTCTGGGCATCAGTTAGAGGTTTGCCAGAACTGGTTGGAACATCTTTGAGATTTTCAAATAAGTTCAAAGCTACATCAGATGCTTGTTTAAATGTACGTTTAATTGGCAGATCAATCGCAGCTTTAGATTCCTCGGAATCAAACCAATCAGCTATAGATGGATCAATGTTAGCAGATCGCATAAGTTCCGACGCGCCTGCATGAGCCAAAGGTGGAATACTGGAGTTAGCTGCTCTAGTTGTAATTTCATTCCCAAAGCTTAATTCCGCCAGTCTTAACTTGTCGTCTACTGTAAAACCTTGATACATGGCAGCAGCTTTTTGCTGGTCAGCTTTCAACGTTGCGGAATCTTTAGGAACTACCTTGCCACGATTGTCTACAGTAGTAGGACTAAACTGACTTGTAACAGCCTCTTTAGCTGCGGTGTCTGCAAACGACAGCAGATTATTAAAACTGCTAGAGCCTAATTTAGCAACCAACTCTGCAGCATTAGTCCCCACAGTATTGCTGAGGATAGAAATATCAGTATCCAACTTTCTTTGCTGGAATTCTGCAGGAGTCTCATTTGGCAAAGGAGTTAGCTCTGGAGCATTAGCAAGTCGGCTAACAGCCAAAGTCAAATTACGTTGCTCCGGCGGTGTGAGATTCTGGAAAACATTTGACTGTAACTTAGCGCTCTCTGCATTGTATGTACTGTCATCTCCGTTGTTAGCGAATCTATGCATAAAGCGGAATAGACTGCTTTCCACAAACTCCCTGTCCCGAGAATCTTTTGACTTCGCAGAAGGGTCTTCGTAACCTCTTTGCTTGAGTAATGCATTCTCCGCGATGCTGAGTTTCTTCATTGCAGCTTCGGTGTCGATGGTCTGTGCTTCCGCATTGGCAGATAGTGTATTCTGTTTTTGCTGTAACTCTGCAAAACTCAGGTTACGCACAGTAGCTTCGTAGACTCGCAACTTCTCATTGGCTTCTGCGTACACAGATCCCTGATGAATTTTAGCTGCCTGGTTAGCTCTCACCAAAGCCAGCAAGTCTCCCCGCTGATCTGATGCACGAACTGACCCACGAATAAAAGCTACAGGATTCCGCCAGAAGCTGGTCTCATTCAGAGTTCTGGTAGTCTCGGAAAATTCTGCGGACTTTTTAGCGTAAGCTGCTTGGTTAGCATCTATGACTTGCTGAGTTCCTGCAAGTTCCTGTTGAGTTTCTCGAGTCAGATTCGCAATGAACTCTCGATAAACTTGTTCATTTTGAATTTGCTCAGAAGCTAGCGCCGTTTTTTGCTGCAAAATTTCCTTGGCCTGAGATGCAGTAGAATCTACCACTTCTTCCCGGGCTTGCGCAATTTTAATTACCCCAGAATTTTGCGCCTCGATTACTTGCTGAGGGTTAGTACTCTTGGGCATAAGATCAAGCATATTAACTGTGGTAGCCATGATGTATTAACCCCATCCACCAGAAATTGAAGTTGCGGCAGTAGTAGAACTTGACTTGGTTTTAAAGCTGTTGTCAACTTGACTGGTTTGCTGAGCTTGCAGTAATGCAGCCAAGCTAGTTTGAAATCCTTGCAGGGCTTGAGCAGACTTAGCCAACGCAGTATTTTCATACTTTGTAATTGTGTCAGTCATTAAAGCCTGGCCCTGCGCAACAGTCCTAGCAAATGCATCATTAGATAGCAACTGCCCCGTGGTGCTGTTATATCCACCGGCTCGATTTTGTTTTGATAAAATCTGCGGCAAGAAAGATTCTCGATTTTGCTTAAACAAATTCTCGATACTACCCTGCACATCTCGAATAGCTTGTGCTCTAGCTCCAGCGGTATCAGCTGTAGAGTTACTTGCAAATTGACGAGTTAGACTCTTGACAAGTTCTTCATCCGCAGCACTTAATCTACGGAGACTGCTAGTTTCTGATCCAGACCCTGAGGCTGAAGAAGTTGTATAAGATGCCGAACCTGAGCCACTAAAGTTCCACATAATTAATTACCTTTATTTACCGAGCTGAGATCTAGCCCCAAACCACCAAGCCAGAGCTAGGTTGGCACCAACAAGCAAACATTCCAAGATTCTGGTTATCAGGCTGGCAGCTTCTCCAGGAGTTAAATCCATGCCGAATTTCACAACTAACCAAATTTCAAACACCATCATAAACAAAACCAGCAATCCAGTCAAAGCGGGTCGCATTGTTCCGCGAACAACATCCACAAAAACTAGCCACTTAGATTTGCTCTGATAGGAATACGAAGCTTTGTCCGATTCAATGGAGCTAACTAGCGCCTCGTAAGATTTGTTTGTTTCATTTATTTCCTGCTGTGCAGCAAGTTCCTGCATTTGATACACATGCTGTTTTTCGGCCATAGACAATTCATGGTTCTGCATGAGTTCTAATTTCCGTAAATCCATTTCAGCTTCTTTCAGCTTTTGCTTACCTTCTTGCCAGCGAGTTACCATTGCGCCAACAGTTCCTAAAACTGATCCGCCAAGACCTGACATGAGTAGGGATGTTAGAGACATATCAACTCCACTTAATGATTAGTTTAAAATTTTTCTGGTTCATGAGACTTTCAAACTCCCTAACTGCATAGGCCGAGTTCAATATCGCCGGAACTGAACCTAAGATTCCTCGAGTTTTTCCTAAGCCAATACAACCAAGAAACGCCTTATGCGTATTACCTGCATGTATTCGTATGCCAGATCTATTAGGAACATCCAGCACACAATACATATTGCGTTTGTATCTAGGACTATATGTCCACGCAACAACATACTCTCCTGCAGGAATACAACTAATGTTGTTCAAGTTATCCTGCCAAGGTAATTCCAGAGTTTCAAAAGTGGAAGTATCTACCATTAACTGTCCAAATGTCCCGTGGGGGGTAGACTTCTGACGGAGTAAAATTACTTGCTTCATAGGATTTTTCCAGTTGCTGAATCTTGATTGCTTGAACTTCAACCTTTGTTGCTAGCTGAGTCAACTGATCAGTTATGTAAACTGCCCAAGCTAAAATACTTGGGAAGATTAGAACTAAAATACCTGATAGGATTTTTATTAAAAATCTGTGCTGGTTAAGTTGGTTTTGCTGCTCGGCTATGGACTCAAAGTCAGCTTTACGTAAATCAAATTCTGTGACCAACTTATCTATTGATTTATTTATTGTAGCCAAGTCTCGTAACTGACTACGTATCTCTTCGATTTTCTGGTCCTGACTGTTCAATTTCAACACAATCTCCAACAGTGAGATTTCACCCCCAGAGATTTGATCAGATAATCTGCGGTTTTCTACAGAACTCATGAGTAATCTCCGTTCATGACATTATTATAGAAGACTGTTGCATAGCCCCGCTCTTGCTCGGGTAACATATTCAACAGAGATACCTGTCCTTCAGGACTCACAGGAGTTTGCAATTGTTGCATTCTCTGATTGAATTTATTCTGCAAGTTTCCTTCAGAGGTAGCCTTGAGGAATTGTTCCTTTTCCGCATCCGCATCTTGTGCAGCTTGGGCTAACTCTCTTTCCTCAGCACGAGTCCTAGCTTGAGCTTCACGTAAAGCCTGTTGTGAGTCCCCTGTTACAGAACTTACAGCCCTTTGAGATTCATTAGCTGCTTGATTCATGAGACTCATGATTGATCCAAGAGTTAGCCCAGACATACATCCCCCAGATTAATTTAAGCCTTCAGGCTGTGGGTTTGAAATTGTTTTTACAGTTTGAACAAAGTACTGATCACGAGCTTCCTGAGCTGCAATTTCTTGGAAACTCTGACATACAGGATCGGCATCATCTGCCCAATCGAATTCCTGTAAAAGTTCTGTGCCTTTCATCACATTTACTTTTACATCATACGCCGTGATAACTCCAGGTTTGGATTGACGCATAGTATTCAACACATCAAAACTTGCGTCTTCTACATCTCCGGAGCCATCAGTAAAAACCAAACGATATAACTTTCTTGACATATTAACCTCGCACTCGTGAAGGGAAATAAATGTCCATGTAATCGGCTCTGCAAATATCATTGACAGCCGTTCCAGTATTCCAGCAAACCAATCCATGCCCAGTAACCCGAGCAGAATCTGTTGGAATATTCGTTGTAATGGTTTGAGTTTCAACAAGAGTCCCAGCCATTAAATAAACCGAAAATACTACAGCACTGGTAGATTCCACGCGAATGTTGAATCTGTACCAGAGTGTTTTATCTATATTTGCGAAGGATACGTTAGTTACAGATCCATTGTTCCAACAACTAGCTATTAATGTGTTGTCGCTACCTGCCAGAAATACAGCACCATCTGTAGGATCAGTAGGTGTGAAGCTATCCTGAAATCCCATGCGAGTTTTGCTCGCAACACTTGAACTATTCAAGTTGAGGATAAAATTTGTCTCTTCTCCGCCACCAAAGTTTATGGCATAGCTGTTGGTAGCAAGTCTAAAACCACTACTAGCTGTTGTACCACTGCGAATATATACAACTCCTGGATGGTGAGGACTAACGTCGCCCGTAGTTGGGGAAGTACTCCAGCCACCCCCAGAAATTGCAGCTGCTTGCCAAGGACCTAAAGTTAGGTTGTTGTTGTTGAAAAAATCTTCTGCGTAATACGCATGCTTGTAAAAATTTGAAGCCCCCAGCGTAGCTAACTTAGTCTTTTCTGCTGGAGCAAATAATCCAGAGTTTGTGGAATCTGCCAATGGAATAGTTGCATCATCACCAGTATCACTGACGACAACTCCAGTGGTAGGTGAAGCTGTATAACTTAAATTAGTTGCACCTCCCCCGCCACCACCAGTTGCAGCAATTGTAACATCTACTGCATTGGTAGCCGCATTATCCGAGACTGTTAATGTAACATTAGCGCCTTGAATGAAGTTAAGATTATTTCTGGTTCCAACCAAAGTTCCAGCGAGTTGAATCGGTAAACCAATTGTGTGCTCTTTCCAAGGACCCCAAGTTATAGAACCGGTGCCAACTCTAGACCACAGTCTGCCCCCGAATCTAAACTCTGCGCACATATTACCAGAACTTGGTACGGAAAAATATGTTAAATTTCCGATGCTGCCCACAGCTAATCCCGGAACAGCCAGCGCATTTCCATCTATATAGCCAGAAATAAATCCGGCATCTCGCAAATGACTCTGGTAATGTTGAGTAATAGCTCCACCAGACACAGCGGCTAAATCTGTCAAATCTAATGGCCATGTTATCCCGTTGGTGCCACCGCCTAGTACAGGTGTTGTACTTGCCAAGAGTCTATTAGTGTTCCGATCTGTGGTTCTTAGTACCCGAGTCCAAAGTCCCCAAGCAGTGTCTGTGCTAGCACTCTGATACCAGAAATATAACTGATCTATAAAGATTCTTTTAACGGTATTCTGGTAATTTACACCATCGTATTGTCCGTAATAAATAAGAACTCCAGTAGTTCCTGAACCTCCGGATACTCCCAGACTAGATGCAGTTGCATAGCCTACAACAACTCCCACAGTTGCATTGTTTGCAGGAGTTCCAGTAGCCAGAGTTGTAGCAGTTAGAGATAGGGGAGCTCCGTTTCCATGCCAAGCAGTGTCCGGAATCCTACCAGCTGTAGAATCCAGATTTGTTGTGGTGCCCAATACTTCCTGAACTTGGCCAGAAAGTATTTGCAGTAGTTTATGCCCAGGCATAGCAACCCCACTTACGCCAATTTAATTGGAGTACCAATTTCCACATTCACAGCAGTAGCTTGAGTTGCAACACCCAAGCGCTGCACCAAGTTGCCTGCACCTGAAGGAGCCGTATTAGTTCCAATACCTGGGGTAGATGCGCTAAGATACACAGTACCAGCAGTCATACCAGTTACTTGACCGTTGGAACCTTCGAAGTATACGGTAGCAGCAGCTCCTGAAGTTACGGAAGCAATAACAAAACCATGCGCAGGCTTGTCACTTGCAGCATCAGCTTTACGAACTCGGAAGTTACCCGCAGAATCCCAGACATTTACGTAGTCGCCAGCCGCCAAGTTCTCACTAGCTTGAATAGATGCAGTATCTGCACCGATACCAGTTGGCATAACTGACGAATCCAGACGACCTGTACTATCTAATGCCACGCCGCGTCCAGCAGAACCTGCACCTGCAGAAGTAACCAATAACTCACGCTCGGTGAGGGTTCCGCCATTATTGTAAATATATTTATCTGCCATTTAAATCACCTCAACTAAGTTGAATAATTGAATCAAAACTGGAAGTAAGCACCAGTGTATTAGGGTTTACAGCATAACCAATCGTTACGAGAAATCCGGATGTTGGAACAACCTGAGTTAGCTGGCCGGCTGAACCTAGGAAGACAGGGCCTACAGCTAATCCCCAACCTGCATTGTAGTAAGTTCCGGAAACCTGAATATTTATGGGATCGCCAACTATGGATGCTGCGGTAGTTGTAAGACCCAGAATAGTTTTGACACTCGCAGCATCTGCAGGATCGGTAAGACCCACGGAAGTATCGCTAATGGCAGACACAACTCGTATAGAAGATATTGCACTACCAACTAACTTTGTGATTATATTAGTAGTTGCTTTTGCTCCAGGTTCTATGCCCTGCAATTTACTCCAGTCAGCTGAACTCATAAATCCAGAAGCTGAGGCAGATGCAGTGCTGTGAGTATGCGAAGCTGTTGCTGCATCCACAATCCCATAACCCTCCAGAGTGCTAGGTTTGCCGGATACATAGGGCCAAGAAATTCTGAGATTTGGGCTAACAGCAAAGTTAACTGCACCGTCGATATTCTGAGTTATGACTATCTGGTCTGCCGTCCCAGTTACAGCTCTGACTTGTAGATTAACTCCTACTTTTGCTCCGACTAAAGATTGCCCTGCACCTAGAGTTACTAATGTATTAGCCTCTCCGGAAGCTGCAGGACTAGAACATAATTCCCAGACCGGAGTGAAATCTGGATTAATACTTTTCAGTATATAATACTTTTCAGTCTGTGCATCATAGCACATCTTATCCAGATCACGGAAAGTGAAATTATTGGTGACGTCATTGCGTGCAGCAGTATCTACAAACCTCCAGTTTGTAAGTCCGTGCACGTGACCTCTACTTATGTTTTTGTGTTCGAAGAGCTCTTGGCCCATGGTATTGTTCCCCACTCAAATCCTACAGTATCACCTTCAATCATAACTGGATTATTCTCAACAGTTACAATTACTGCATCAATGGAATATATTCTCAAAACAAACCGCCAGTTGGTGCCAAATCCGCAAGTATCCAATACTATATCCTGCAAATTATGCGGGACTTCATATTCAGTATTGAACCGATCTCTTTGTCTGCGATATTTTACAATGTCTCCTTGCTGGTAAAATACCAAGATATCCGATAATGGAAGATATTTTATGGTGTAATTATCTACTTGACAACATGGGTTTATAGCATTAGCCAGCTTAGTTGTAACATACCCAGGTATTGTAGGATCATACCAATACAGATATATTTCATCCAAATCGTTTTGCCAAGTTAGGCACACTCGATCTAACTGGTCAAAGCATAAATCAATCTTACTGGCAGGCCTAGGAATAGTAAGTTCAAATTGCATAACATCCGCAGAATCAAATACCTGTATCTTGGATATGCCTAACTTAGCATACCAAACCTCAGGAACTAAGCACTTTCTGCTGTACGCCAGAGTTCTGTTAACTTGAGCTTGACGGGGAGCCAGCAGAATGCAACTAATATCTTCCGTTGCCCACCCAGAATCTCCACCTGCCGGAATCATGAAGGATATCTCCCAACTGACAATCTGTGAACCAGCGTTAAACTTTGCAAGTTATTCTTGGGAATCTTTGGCGTGAATGCGATTTGATATCCACCGTTCAAACTGCTGGTGATAAGATATTTTCCCAGAAGCATAGAGCCAATACCTGTAGAAAAATTACCTGTGGTAGGCCCAGCGATAACAGTCTCATCTCGGTAGAATGAACCAGTAGCATAGGTAGCTAAAGCATAACTATCGAAATCTTGCGGAGTCCCAGAAATACTAGCAAATTGTGTAGGCAAAACAGAAGTCTCATACATCTTTCCTATATTGTTACTATTCACGTGTGTAACAACTGGAAATGCAAGACCCACACCAACTTGGCCTGATATCTGGGCAGATTGTTTGGTATAATTGTAGGTTACTCCGGAGATTACAACTGTACCAGTCTGCTGGCCAATAATCGGGTAATACCGAATTTCATACACAACAGATAAAGTCTCGTTAGAAAATACCGAGAATGTTGTCGGATTACCAGAACTATCTTTAATGAGCGCACGAGTCCACAAACCACTGCCATTTGCTGCTGTACCCATTCCCAATTCCGCAACGTTTCCAACTACTGCGCCTTGGGCAAATGTAAAAGTCTTGTATGTATAGGAATACCAAGGATCGACACCTATGTTAGCTGAGGTAGCTGAACCTCCTGTGGTAGTTGCCAGTCTGTTGACCAACGCAACGTTAGTTGCCACAGGAGTTGTGGAACCAGTACCGACAGAAAGATACGAGCATGCAGAAAAAATGTCTTGCCCGGTAGTGCATAAACCATCCAGGCAGCTATTTAGGATTAAGTTACCAATCCAATCAGTTTCCCCGGTAATAATACCATTGCAAGTTTTGGTTAGTTTAAAGCGTCCAGATACTTGGGCACTGCTAGCTATAATATTTGCATGACTCATGACAAAGTTCCTGATAGAATAGAATAAGATGCAGTTATAAAGTCATCAGGATAAGCTGTATGACTTAATGGGAAATAAGTTTGAACTAATGTTCCTGACAGTGGATTATAATCTGTGCTAAGCCGATCGTCTACATATTGAGTAAAATTTACAGGGAAATAAGTCTGGACAATTGTTCCGGACAATAACTCATAGCCAGACGCCATGAAATCATCTGGTGCGGGTGATTGGTTATTTACCATATTCCGCACGTCTATAGACAAAACTTCATATGCGGAAGTCATCTCAGACGCCTGTCTAGCAGGCATTAGCTTAGCAGAAGTTACACTGTAAGAACTTGTGATCTCTTCAACTACATCGACTGGATAAGGAACAGTAGCGATGTAGTTATAAAACTTTTTTCGTTGAGGCACCCCAAACTGGAAATTTCCGCCAGCAGATATTGCCTGCATTAGGATGTCAGTAACTGTAAATGTACCATTGATTTCTAGAGACACAGAATCTGCAGAACTAATTAGGTTCCAGAAATTTGGTTGCTCTAGAACTTCATAGGCAGTATCGTCTTTTCCTGCATAAGCACCAGAGTACAAATGTCTGTGCGCTACTAACCTACCGTTATGCAATTTATTCAGAATCACGCCAGTCAGCTGCATCCCTAAATCTCGGGTCAACTTATACTTACCAAAAAATATTCTTGGCAGTGCGGCATTTATCCCTGTAAGATTTCCCTCAAAGTTTCGACTCTCAGAAAGTGCAGCATTGAATAGGGCTCCAACACTGGTTACGATTCCAAGGCTAGTTCCAGTCTGAGCAGAGCCCAAAGTTACCTTGGATTCTATATCAAAATAAATCTTTGCAGGAACTGCTTCATCTATTGCACCGTAAGTTGGATAATCTCCTTCTAAATCTCCGTAAGTGTAAATCCCGGAAACTGGAACAATTGGATTATCGATGATAAAGTTGTGATCAACTACCAGTCTGCCCCAACGCTGGAGAGTCCTGTCGTAAACATAGGCTTGTTTGAATGTAGTATCTGCAGGAGTTCTAAGGGATACACACATGAAGTTATTAGTGCAGAATTGCAGGCGTAAATCAAACGACGCAATGTACCCAACTTCCGGTTGTTCAGTCAGCGCATTAAGCTTTATATCTAACCCCCGAGAAATTCCATCCCGTAATTCTGGCCAAATGTACTGAGCTTGTTCTACTGTAACTTGCTGGAAAGCTTTACCGGTCCAACAAATATGAACTCCTGCATTTGTATCATACGCAATATGGTCACGCTTCACAATTCCGTCGGAGGCAATAATTTCAGAAAACACAAACGGAAATTGAATGTCACCCGTTGACCGTGCTGCCACTGCGTTATTTCGAGTGTAGATTATAAATGAATCTCCGAGAGACTCAGCAGTTACTATCTCCGTGGTTATTGCGGTAACTTTTAATGATCCAGCACCAGTAGCTAAATCCGGCACAAAATCCAGTGAATCTAGCGAGGACGAGTTGAATACAGTACCAAAGTCATCCCAGAGAATTACGTAGTTTCCTACTCCCAACATCCCTGCAATGTTACCAATGTCGATACCTTTGGCAGTAACTTCGATAATACTTTTCGTTCCGTAATCATATTGATACAAAGCTCCCTTACTTACCAGAATGTAAGTGTTGCCTTGCACATTGGCTACGAATATTTCACTGTATGGATTATCCACCAGCATCAGCTCAGACCAAACTTGTGTGGCTGCATCGTATAAATACTGGGAATATTCTGTCAGAACTAGCCACGCAATTCCCAGACCACTACCTATCAGAGTGTACTGTTTTTGGATTGTTCCATTAATGTCAGGAATTTCAGGTATTGCGGGAGAAAAATGTACGGAACTATAACCCCGTGCAATAGGTAAAACATTCTCCATGTAGTAAGCTTGGCAGACTGCTGCCTGTTGCTCAGCTTCTTGACCTGAGAATCCTGGAGGCGTGGATCTTGCTAATTCCCGCGAATCAGCCAAAATCACTGTGCTGGATAATTCAGCAAAATTAAATGGAAACTTTGCCGAAGTTACATCTGCGTGAAATCTTTGCAAAGTCATAAAAACCTCTACATTCCGATAGCAATGATCGTAACAGTCCTGTTGCCGCTGCCACTATGATCTACCGTACATCCATTAACTGTGGCATTTTCAACTTTAACTTCCGCAGAACTTTGGCTTGTGGAAGAGAACGGACTTGCTACTGCTCCCCAAACTGCTGTATTGTATGGAGCCGGCCAACCCAAAGATGTAGTACCATCGCCAGATACAACAACTGTGAGTACATTAATTTTTATTCCGCCGGGTAGATTTATTCCATAGATAGTAGAAGTAGTTCCGCCGCTAGTTACCAACGCGGTAGTTACTTGCGGAATTGGATTGATTACTCCCAGAGCCGCAGCTAATGCTACAAACGATGGAACTTCTCGGATTTGTTTACCTACTTCAGTGAACCCCAAAACATCGCACATTTCGGAGTCTGTACCTTTTGAAACTAATGTAGCTCCCAGAGTTGACAAAGCCGCCAATTTTAAAATAACCGGATCAGCGGTATCTATCCAGTCATCATGACCTTTAAGTACTCCTTTTATGCCACGAAATTCCGCCGATACTTCCGCAGCAGATGTACTAACTGGTAAAGCTGGATTTAGAGGTTCTACCACGGCAGTATCTCCTGTTTATTTGCGTCAATAAAGTTTTCAAGTTGTTGTTGGTAATAAATTTCAGCCGCATTCATCATCTTAGGATCTGCGACTATGCCAGCAATGAATCTTCTGACCATTGATTGAATCACACCGGGGTGCTGCTCCAGAATCCAGGAGTCTGACTCCCACTCTCCCGTAAGGAGATTTCTGCCATAATAAGGCCTGACTATTCCAGTCACTTCAATGCAGACACAATTTTCCGGAACCTCTCTGAAATTAAGATAGTTCCCTGCAATGTAATAAGTGTTCAGTATTTTATTGGAATAGTAGTTAAATTGATTTTCACCCTGAGCTTCTGTGTATTCAGGGTTTGAGATAATTTCGGTTCCAGGAGTTACTACAGTGCCTACAACACTATAACTGGAATACAATTTGACCCCTCGTATAACTCTGATTGCCCTGAATTCCGAGGACATATCAACGGCAACTTTGCCCGAATTTATGCTGGGATTGAGTATGTACAGCTTACGTAGGTCTCTACGAAAGATATTTATAGAATGTGCAGTATTCAGGATATTACTGAAATCGTAAGTTAAAATCTTATCCGTCATATCATAGCGGGCAAGATACGAAGTCTGTGAAGTTACTAAATTTAAAGGAGTCATATCTTGCCCGCCTGATATTAATTAACTTTGTTTGGGTCCAAAGGCTCTGGAGCTTGCATCTGAGGTGTGAATTCCTCAGCCATCAATGCAGCAGCAGGCCAGATAGTTCCAGCTCTCACCATTGCATCTAACTCCCGGAGTTCATCGGGGTCTTCAGTTGTGTGAACACCATCAGGCACAACAATACGACGGCCGTCTGGCATAATAAAGTTGGTTGGAGCAGAAGGAAATTGGTAGGACTTACCAGGTTTCTTTGCTGGAACAATTGCAGTAGTTGGAGTTTCTGCAGTTGCGGCAGCGGCAGCTTTAGCCTGTTCAAGTTTAGCGGCTTCAATTGCTGCTTGCAAGTTGTTTGGAGTATTCATGTTAATATCTCACAGTTAATTGAACGTTGTAAAAATAAAAAAGGGGAGGTATTTTAACTCCTCCCAAAGGTCACCCCCAGATACTTAGCCTGCAGCGGCCGCAGTAAATCCGTACAACACGCAGTGGGCTGAAGGGTTCAAATTTTCCAGAGTTAACTCAGTGGTGAGAGTTCCACCGATTGCGTCAATTCCGTTGTCCACGGGTACGTTAGTTGCGCCGTACTCCATGTGGCTGGTCTTACTCAGGTAGCAAATTTTCAGACTTCCCAAATGTACAGAGATAGCCATAGCCGCCCAAGCTGTGTTGGTGTTAAGCAACGGATGCTCGATCATGCGGAAAACTCCGCGAGCTGTGCGGAATTGAGTAAACTTCAATCCGAAGCTAGTTGCACCTTCCACAATTTGGTACTGACCAGACAAACGACCGATATCATTCACCACAGTTACAGCTTTTCCACCAGCCAAGAATACGCGCTCGTTGGTATTTGAACCCATTACGACAGTGTTAAATCCTGGGTCCAGCGCAGCCTGCAACTGGGTGTAGTTGGTAGTAGAACCCATAGTTGTAGTGTTTGCAGCGGGTGCAAGTCTACGAACAGTTTCAACAACTCCATCCATTGCGGTCATGTACTGACCATCAACTACTGCGCCGTATTTTTGGCCCCAGATTAATGCCTTCTCAATATCCGCAGCATGGAAGAAAAAGCAATCTTCCTTAGATTCACTCGGCAATGATCCGCCGACTGTTGGAGTAATGGCAGCAACAGTACGAGGCAATTGCCAGGAGTTACGGAAAATTTGAGTATGGTTAAGTACGCGAACTGGGTTCATCAGACGAGATGCAGGACGCAAAGATCCTTGCTCATGCGCGTTACCAACTGCGTACAAAACCACACCAGAGGAGATTGCGGCTGCTGCAATTTGGCCAACTCCGCGCAGTACAGTTACCGAAGTACCACTTACGATACTTGAAACACGTACAATTTCGCCGGTGGATTGCACACGGAACATATCACCTTTGAGTACGTTGGCAGTTGAGCCTACGGTAAAGGTAGTAACTGTACCATCAGCAACTGCTGCACCCAAAGTCATGGATGGAAATACCAGAGTTTTGGTCATGTAACCATGTTCAACACTTACACATTTACCTTCGCCGGTCATTGCAGTAAGTTGGAACAGTGGAGACATCCCACCTGGGCTGTATTTGATAAGTTGTCCTACATAGGACTTTGGCAAGTAGTCAGGGTTGACACCTGCGTAAAAGTTATAATCTTGCATTGGCATGATGTTTTCTCCATCAAAAATAAAAATTAATGTGAGCGCATCAAGTTAGTTAAAGAAGTTACTAAAATCTTGATTGCCCGTAAATGGTTGCGAATTTTGTCCAGAGTTACGTGGGTCGATACTAGGTTGTGGTGCATTGCCGCGTAGACCTCCAAAGAAGTTTTGCGCTGCTTGCGAGATTTGCTCAGCGCTATAATTTGGATTCTTTTGTGCAATTTGTTTTATCACATTTGTTGCATAGTTAGAATATGCAGGATGTGAGAGTTCTGGCATAACTTTCAGAAGCGCGGCTTCCGCAGTTGTTGTTCTTACTTGAGTTGGTGCAGTTGCACGCATACGCTCCATGGCAATTCTTGCAGACGTGTCAGTCATGCGAGCAGTCATGCCCATAGATTCAGAAAATGCATTTCTTGCAACCATGTTTAAAACTTGGGCAAAAGCATTCATATCGCCCTTAAGTGCATTCTGCACCAGCTCTTGATTTCCTGCAACCGAGGAATCAAAGAAATTCATCTCACCAATAGCTTTCTGCATTGCAGCAGACTTTACGTTTACTTGCTCATCCCAAATTGGAGCAGAGTACAAATCTGCAGTTTCTGCATTTGGGTTTGGTGCCCACAAGTCTTTGAACGCATCAACTCCATTAGTCTGGGCAGGAGTAGATGTATTAACCGGTTGTTGTGGGTCCAGACTTGGAGAAGTCTGAAATGGGTCTGGATTAGCAGGATTTGCCATCCCCGGAGTCTGCGGCTGAGGTGCAGGCTGTTGTTGCGGTTGTTGTGATTGTTGCTGAGGTTGTTGCGGAGCAAGACTTGCAAAAGGATTCCAGTTCATGATAATACCTATAAGTTAGTTGGTTGGTTGGGGTGAAACATTATTTAGGGATACGAAAAGCTGAATTTATGATCAGGTCAATCAAATGCAACTTACCTCGAGAGAATGCATCTGCAGCAGCAACTACAGCTAAGTTTGTAGCTTCCCACTCCAGAACTTGGTATGCTCTCTCTTCTATAATGCTATCTTTCAGTTGCTGCAAGAAATTAAATTGAAACTCGTCCAAATAAAACTTAATTTCTTTCTCAGGATATTCTTCCGAATCTAGTGTTAAATCTTCATCTTCCATCTTTATGCTCCGGGGTTACTGGGTTTATTTGGCAAAGTAGGATTCATACCTTGCATCAAAGCCATATATTTCTGCTGATCTTCTTCGGATCTTTCATATTGGTCAATGTTATCAAATCCTTGTTGTGACAGGACACTAAGAATTATAGCGTCTGTGTCATATTTAACTCCCATCAATGGAGAATTCTGCATAACGGCGAGAGCTTGCAGCAACACTTCAGTGTTACCAATTTTCGTTGTTGGCATTAACCCATCTGCCATACGATACTCTGGCGCTTGAGTTCTCAGAAGTTCGGGATCAATCTGTGTTGTAGTATTAGTTTGGCGATCTGTCACAGATTCAGCTGTTGCATTAATAAGATAACCAATCTTTAGAATTTCCTTGATTGGATTTAAAAATGACGCACCTAAAACTACTGCACCTAACTGCAATCTGGCCCGAGAATTATTCTGTAAGTCTTGGTACTCCGTGACGGTTTTATTTCCAGGAGTGAAATTACCCTGAGTTGACGAAGTTACACCATTGGTAAGTTCTGCCAGTCGAATTGACAGATTCATCATGTTCTGCATGTTACCAGAAATATTATCCACATAGGGAATCTGATAATATGCCTCAGCCAAACCTTTGGAAAATAGATTGCCCGAAACCGGAATCTTAGATGTCGGGTTAGGACTTTCAATGTGTTCCTTCTTGATACGACTTGGATCATACAGCGCTCTGTCAGCTACGGCTCTGCGCATAGAATTCATAGATGCAGTCATGAAAGCTGTAGCAAGATCCTGGTTATCCAGAATATATTCTACGAAAGATTTTTTATTCTCATCTCCCAGAGATAGTTGGCCAAGAATAATTGGGAAATACTCATGTCCCAGACTCTTGGGTTCTGCATAAACTAAGTATCCGTTAACGAAGATTAGTTCAAAGATATGAACATTATCCGCATTAGGCATTTTGATTTTGTACTGCGAAGGAATTATACGACGGTAACATTTAAACCATTCCAGCGCTTTACCTGCCTGCGGATTATTGTTCCCTAACTCCGGACCGAAAAAGTTGGAAAAATCATACGGGTCTTGCTTAGTGCGTAACATGTGAACCTGTGGAACTTGATACAACCTTGTGTAGTTGGCAGCCATAGGACTTTCTTCGGATTCACCCAGTATTTTATTTAAGTTTGCCCGATATATGTAAGTTGTGTTAAGTTCAGACTGTCTGCGGCGTAGAGTTATAAGATCTATAATCTCCACGTAACCAACCATGTTACCGTCAGTGTGAACTTTGTGAGGTTCAACAAGTCTGTCATATATAATGTTGTATGGATCCAATCTTTCAATTGCCATACCTTCGTAAATAATTGGAGCTGCTGCGCCCGTTTTATCAACTCCAGCAACTATACTGGTTACAACTTGTGTACCCTTTTTAGATTTCCAGGTAACTTCAGCCGCACAGATATTGAACTTCAGAACATCTGAGAAACAGTACAACAGATTTCCTACCCAGTTCATCCGCTGCTGGTCTCTAGCAGTTAGCATGTTCAACATTCTTCCGCCAGACTCAAGGTCTCTAACTTTGGTGGAGCAAGCAAAAATTGGATATCCAGATAAGAAAGTTCCAGCTAAGTCAGCCAAAGCAGTTTGGTGCTGAATGAACACGATAGGAATTTCATTGTTGGCTAACTTTTTATTTCCATTACGATTAGCAACTCTGCCCTGCAAGGTTTCAGAAGTTGAATCACTTTCCTTCTCCATGTATTTATCGATATTTTCATACCGACTAAAGTTACGATTCAGCTGAGTTTTACCAACTTGGGTAATCCCTGAAATCATACCTTGGAGGTTTTTATAATCGTCGCCTTTGAGTAGCATAATGATAATCTCGTTAAAATCCAGCAGATGGTGTATGATAGTCTTGGCTTGACTGGTTAGCAATCAGGGATTGTGTACCTTCTGCCAAATCTCCAGGTATGTGCATTAAATGCCTAAATTCTAGAGCAGCTCGTTCTGCAATAGTTAAATTATCCAGGATATCATCTAAGTTATTAACTTTAGTTGGGTCGAAATTTATAGCTTGATGCTCGACTTGAGCTTTTGTCTCCGGAGTAAGTCTTATTTCGTCAGCCATCAAACTCTGGAATATCTTCAAGATTCTTCCATTCTTGTTTGAGGAGGAACTAAGACCTACAACTTGTATGCCTATAATCTTTTGCTGTTCTATGACAAAGTCAAACCAGTTGCACAGGGAATGTTGATATGCGTTATCTTCTACAACTATCAATGAGCATTGATTCCTAACTGCCATCTCCAGACCAGCTGCAACAGACTGAGGACCTGAGAACTTCTCAGCTTTGATTTCTGCACAAGTTGGCCTGTTGTCGTAAATCTCATAATACATAATAGACATCATGTCTGGGGTTTGTTTGTTTGTTGCCGGATCAATAACTATGAAATTCCCTTGGTGTGGGAACTCGTGACGATTCCGCATTACGACAAACTTCTCAGTATCCACATAATGGGATTTTGAACCTGACGGATTGTTTAAAACTTCCGCCATAAAGGTAGCTTCTTGTTGCAACAACTTATCGTCTTCATATTCTTGCAGAAGTTGAGCTATCGGAAAGAGTTCCTCCCACAAAGCTGTACCATCATTCAGAATGGCACCAACTATGAAAGTTATCCAGGATGGAGATTTCTGCAACATGCGCAACAAACAGGTATAATTTCCTGTACCCTGCACCATTTCCATATCTCGGTACATGTTGCCAATATAAATAAATGTGCAGCCTTTCGGAGACTTAGCTTTCATAGCAGTACCGCTGAACCAACTGTGATACGCTTTAGCTTCAGTTAAAGATTCTGCACATTTAGCAGTTTGGCTATCATCGAAAACCATAAGATCTGGACGAGCCTGACCTCGGTTAGTACCGCGAATAGAAGTTCCGGTACCTGCAGCTTGTAGAATTACCTTTCTGCCTTGGAATGAAAAAGCTTTAAGATCAGCCCGGTCAATCTCCAGATCATAGCGCCAATTGCCAAACAAAGTCTGCACGTTCTCTGAATCTAGCATTGCTGCAACATCAGATAGAATCGCTTCAGCTTTTTCCAGAGTTGCGCCAATTATAAGAATGTAGCGCTTGGGAGAAAATAGAATGCAGAAGACTATGAATAACTTAACAACTTGCGTCTTTCCATGTCCCCGCGGCAATCCTAGAGCTAACTTGGTGAAGTCCCTTTCCAGAAAGATTATGCTAATCAGCTGCATCCAGATCCAACGATACTCGGCAGGGAAACTTAACGTGCAATCTAAAGGCAGAATTGTCCCAGCAAAGAAATCCATATCTTCCCGCATTGCAGAAATTACTTGCGTGGAAGAATATGCAAACTCTACTTCTTGCCCAGTTGTTGCAACTTCTGTTGTTGACATGAGTTGGTAAATCTCCGCAGGGTGGATTCGATTTTCTTGATTTTATCTTCTGTGTTTCTAGCAAGCAGCTGGGGATTACTAGATGAGTTGTTGGAGTAAGTTTTCACGATTCCTCTCCTTCTGAGCTGCTGACATTGCGTCGATCTTTCCAGCTTCTATTGTTGCAATAGTTCTGCCGTCAATCTCCACAACTTCAGAGTTTGCATTTAAGGTTGCCTTAACTTTAACATGCTCAGGCAAATGAATATTCACAAGTCTGGTGTTACTCACATTTATAGTGGGCACACCCTCACTGAGACTTCTACGCTTCGCTGTGTTGATAGTCTTGATGACTGCGCAGAGTTTCAGCGGATCAAGAACTGCCAACTTTAGCGTATTCTGCAACTTCTTCACTGCCACAAGTTCCAACTCATTGTACAATCCATCCAGCTCTTCAAACTGTTTCTTACCCGCCCGGTACTCTGAAAGATTCTGAGCTTCTATGAATTGGCAGATCGCCGACTGTGTAACTCCATTTACTCTTGCAATTTCCGCATCTGTAAATCCATGTTGCAGAGCTGCAATAATATCATCACGTTGCAAGACAGCAGCCATAAATCACCTCGAATTTTTCATACATTGTTTGTGTCCAGTTTCTAGTTTCTTATATATAGAAAGAAGAATCAATTGGGGTTTAGCAGGTAGTTTAAAATTTTAGAAAATTTTTTCAGGTGCAGTATTGGATAGCGCGCGGCAGGGGTCAAAAGGCCGACATGGGGGGAGTCCACCTTAACTTTTCTTTACACATACTTACATAACTTTACATAACTTAACACACATTGACTCTTCCCGATGATCCCGACTCGCAAATCTTTGGTACTATTGGAACTCGTAACATTCATTTGGGCATAAGTTCCCATTCAATTAATTCTAGGAGTTTCAATCATGGCAAAGTCACAAGTTAACGTAGGCGTACAAATTCCACGTTCGCAAGTTCCTGAAAGTTTCTACTCTTTTCATAATGATATTGAGCGAGGCAGAGCGGCAGGATTTGCAGCGCGTTATGGTGTGTGGTTCCTTGCAACTTATGACGGTAAGAACTGGATGAATTGCAGTTCCGTTGCTCATGGCGCACAGTTTTCAGCTAGATTTAGTCCGGGTGCTAAGGTTGAGTTTGTGAAGTATTAATTCTTTTGTCTGTTGGTTGTCTGTTGGTTGTCTGTTGTTTCTATTAATCATGTAATAACTAGGAGTGTATAAAATGCCAAATTCCAATAATTGGATGAATAAATCAGCCCGTAGCAATATCGCCTACACAACTACTGATCTAGTGTCGCGGCAACTGCTTTCGATTCTTTCGCCTGCTGAGTTATCTAGACTTGGCAATCGTGCGTTGTTCAATGAGGAGGCAAGACTAGAACTTTTGCTGACTGCGTACAACAATCACCTAGAATCTGAGGAGTTTGCAGCTTTGCGGGATTCTTTGGAGTATTGCCGCTCCAAGGTTGAAACTCGCTTACAAGAAATTCGTTGGTATATCCGCACTGGCCGCCAAGTTTAGGAGCACAGAACATGAAGACATTAGCGGCTTGTTTATTCGTTGTAGTCTATGGTGCATTGCTAGTCTGGACTGTTGAGCATTACAAAGTTTGCAAGGCTAGAAACTGCGTTACAGTTGAATTCCTGTGCGCTTGCCTAGTTCTTGGGGGTGTAGGTGCTATAGTTCTAGCTCTGCTATTTCCCTGATATTGCATGGACAAGGAAGTCTGGCGCATACACTAAAACCCTTTTTGTCCGGTTCTTTCTACTTTTCCGCTAATTCCGCATAGTCCGCAAAATCCTATTTTTCGCAACTTTGCCCACGTTGTACCCTTCTGATATAACTCTCCCAAATCCTGCAACTCTCGTAAGTTATCTATCTATCTATTCTATCCCATAACTCTATCTAGTCATCTCTATATATAAGTTATATTATTTTTTAAACACCCTATAACAGAAGAAAAAGGTATTATAGAATCAAAACTTACAGCAGTTGCAAGGAGCTAGGAGTTATAGAGAAATAGGGCGACTCGGCCAACGAGCGGAAAATAGGAAAAATAGGAATTTGCGAAAACTCCGAACAAATAGGAAAATTAGGACAAACAGGGTTTTGCAGACTTGGCTGGAACTTGCAGAAAAAACAAAGTTTCGGAAGTTGGACAACAAATAGCGCTTGACATAGGGCAAATAGGATGTATAGTTGTGACTCTTCCACGGAATTTTTCGAGATTGGAAGTTGAATTTCTAAATCTGTTTTATAACTTAACCCCAAAGAGGTTTTTTACCATGGCACAATTCAAAGCTAAGTTTTCATTCAAAACTATTTCAATTGCACTGTTTTCTGGCTTGTTCGCGGAATACGCAGGAGACAACGAGACCAAGGAACAATTCTACACTCGTATTTCTGACCAGTTTGATTTGTCTTCTGACAAGTTGCAGATTGATAAGGTAGAAGGCACGGTTGTTGCGTTGGAAGGTTACACAGAGAAGTTAACCCCAGATTCCAAGGTGCTGAAACGTAAGCCAATCGAAGTTGAACTGGCCGCGCCTGACTTCCTGCAAAACATCGCAGCAGTTGTGAAGGAATCTGAGGTAAACTTTGCGCGTGATTTGATCGAGCGCTCAATTTCAGAATACGTGAAGTTGCAGTTTATCGACACGTTCCAGACTATCGGTGATTACAGTCTGGAAACTATCATTGCATTCCGTGCGGCAACTGGCGGACGTGGAGCTTCTGCGTTGGATGAGAAGTTGTTGGAGGCGGCAGTTAAATCCTTTGGCGATGCAATGGCGGTTGCTTTGTCAAATGTTCAAGGTGGTGCAATGATGGCAAATGCTGCAAAAGGCCGTTTCGCACAATCTGCCGTTATTCGCGTAGGTTTGCAACCAACCAAAGATACAGCAGAGCGTTTGCTTGCGCGTGTTGACCAATGGGCAATGCAACTGGCTAAAACCGATCCAGAAAAAGCCGAAGAGTTTGCGCCTGTGCATGGTCTTTGGACTAAGGCGTTGGAGAAGTTGGCAAACACCAAACCACTGGATTTGAATTCTATTCTCTAATTCTGCCAGCGGTAGTTAAAACTAAAAAACCCAGTCTTAGGATTGGGTTTTTTTTATGTCTGCAATATCTGTGCCAATTTGTAAATCTGGCCGCGAAATAATGCTTGACAGCTTGTAAAAAGTGTGTAATGATCGCAGCTCCACAAAGACAAAAGAGGATTTGTCACAAATGCTGCTTTCAACTTGTCCGATAACTGGGATTAATTTCCCAATCTTAACAGGCTATGGAAAAGTCAAAGTTAAACAACCGCATCCGGTGCTAGGTTGTTCTTTGAAAGAATTGTTATCTATTCATTGCGAGAGTGAACAAGACTCTCAACTCGTCTTTGCAGCGCTATTACTGCATCTTTCTGATTTAAAGTTGATCCACATCTCTAGCCAAATTCCTAAAATTTCCAAGTCATCACTGGATCGAGAGTTGCCATTTTTGTTCCCTTTTGTTTCATGGGCCATGAATGCGCAAAACTGTCCTCAATTCAAATATTTGCCAGAGTTTCGCATAACTTCTGAGTTGGATATTTCGCAATTCAATAGCTGGCGTAGAGCTGTCCAAACTGAGGCGAGCGGCTGGGATACAATGTTAGACGCAATCCAAGCTAGGGAATTGCAACGCCAGCGAGAAGCTGCAATAAGAATGCTAGAACGTCCGCTTAAACCTAATACGGTGAAACCTGCTAGAGTCTCTAGAATTCAAGCCCGAGCGGATTATCTGCGTGCGGCGCTAACTGCTACTCATAGTCCGGCAATCGTGGAATATTACGTCAAATTATACATGGCGCCCGCGACGTTTGAACTTGTAGCGCTTGAACAAGCTAAATCTTTCTTTCTGGAATATCTGCCAGATACAACGCTAAACGATTACACGGACAAGGGCGAGATTCTAAAAATTCTCGACGTTACAATTGTTGAGAAAGTTGGTCTGTCAAATCTGCTAGGGATTCAAGTCAATCCTGAATCATTGGAAATAGTGCGCCAAATCAGAAAGGAAAATTCACTATTCCGAGATGATAAGGAGTTCATAACTTCAACGAATAGAAAGTTGGAACAATGGCTTGCACCTACATCTGATAAAGTTTCACTTCCTGAAATTCCAATCCACGAAGCGGAGCCGAAAAGAGAAAACTTTGCAACACAGATTGAATTCAATATTGCACACAGACAATGGAGAGCGCAGGAGCGTACAAAATGAAAGACTATTACGAGATGCGAGAAATAAACAAACGCAATACGCAAGAAATTTCAGCAATATTGGACAAGTTAAACGCCGCAAAGTCTGCCAAAGATACAAAAGCATTTTATGTCGGATTGCGGGAGTTATATCCGCACAGAACTTGCAGAGTTTTTGCAAAATTAGTTCCTTTGGATTGGCAAGTTGCCTGCATAGTTGCCAATAAATACCCGTATTCACAACTTGAAATAGAGCCGCAATCATGAGTATTCAAATCACCCAATCCGCAAAAGATAAAATGCTTGAAGCAATAAGACTGCGTGCAGAGCGCAGAGCCGCAGAACAAGCCGCAGCGGGACAAGTTCAACAAGTGCAAATGGCTGGAATAAAACTTGCCGCGAAAGTTCCCGAAGTTATGCCAGCCACATCTGCTAGTCCTACAGTTGTTGCAGAAATCATCTACAACGCACAACAGCAATCCGCAATAGATTTTGCTAGCAGTGGTCAAGAATTTTGTCTAATTGGTGCCGCGGGTACTGGTAAAACTACAACAGTAAAAGAGATTGTCCGGCGCAGTGTTGAGAGAATCTGTAAAGAAACGGGAAAGAAACTTGCAGATTTGGGTATTGAAATTGCATTGTTGGCATTTACGCGCAGAGCTGTCCGAAATATTGCAAAAGCTGTAAAGTCTATAAATTGTGAACATCTGTGTAATACTGCCCACGCATTCTTAGAATATCAGCCAGTTGAAGAGTCTTACATAGATGAAAATGGCTTGTATAAGATGCGCAAAGTTTTCCGCCCAATGGTTACAGAAGATGCGCCAAACAGGGAAACTCGGCTTATTATAATTGATGAATCTTCTATGCTGGGATATTCCACACTTTACAAAGAGCTGGTCTTAGGTTGTCCAAATGCGAAGTTTATCTTCATTGGCGACTTGAACCAGTTACCGCCTGTTTTTGGCGACGCAGTTCTAGGTTATAAATTGGCCCAACTTCCTGTAGTTGAATTAAATGAAGTTTACCGCCAAGCCATGGATAGTCCTATCATTTGGTTTCAGCACAACTACACACTTAAAGGAAACTTGGTGCCTGATACGGTTCTTGAAAAACTATCCAAAGAAGCAACGCCAGATTCCGGTGTAGAGTTTATTCCATTCAAACAGAAAGCCGATTGGGACGTGCTAAGTCAAGCAGTTGCAAACTATATGTTACGGGAATACAACGAAGGGAGATATTCTTACAAAGATCATACCTTTCTAATCCCGTTCAACAAGAAGTTTGGAACTAAGGCAATTAACGAAAACTTTGTTGATATGCTAACCGAACAAGAACAACGCACAGTTTTTGAAGTTATAGCAGGATTTGAAAAGAAATATCTAGCAGTTGGTGATTACATAATGCACGAAAAACAGGAGTGGTTTATTTCTGACATAACACCCAATCCTGTGTACATGGGCAAAAAATGTCTGGAGGAATCTGTAAATCTAAATCGCTGGGGCGTTTATCGTGGCAAAGGTTTGACTTTGGAAGAACAAAACTCTCACATCCACGATAGCTTCGACGCCGAAAAGTTTCTAAAAATGACAAGTGCGGATTCAGAAGAGTCTGCAAAAATGAAAGCTAGCCACATAGTCAAACTTATATCTCCAGACGGCAGCTTTAGTCGAGAGTTATCAGCAGCCGGAGCAATCAAAAACTTAGAGTTTGCGTATTGTACAACGATTCATAAGTCGCAGGGTTCGGAGTGGGAAAAAGTCTGGCTGATTGTGCATAAAGACCATGCGTCAATGTTAAGTCGTGAACTTTTGTACACAGGAATGACTCGTGCGAAAAGCAAGTTGACAGTTTTATACAGTCCTGCAAGCCGCGCAGGTGCGAAAGATTCAAGTATTAATAAGGCTCTGAAACGTGGAGTTTTGTCTGGTGTAGGTTGGCAAGCTAAAGTTGAGGCATTCAAAGGAAAATTAGAAGCTGGAACGTCCGGTTGGATAGAGCCGGGATATGAAGGCGGAGCTTTCCCAGAATGCGAAACTACAACTGACGACTATGAGGAAAATTAATCATGGCCAAGAAAGTAAACCAAAAGAAAACACGGTTGGAAGTTGCCACAGATTCAATAAATACAATACTACAATCCAATGCTAACTTCCAATTCGAGGCATACTTAGATTTGTTGAGTAGCGTGGATGTTTACAAGTTGCGTTATGCAGGAGTTGTGCCAGCCGGAAATGGCGATCATGTAGCATTCCTAGATTTGAATGACTTGATAAAACTCAGAACTTACATTGACATAATCATTAAGGAATCAAAATGCCTCTAGTATTCAAATCACTGGAACGTTCCCCAGGATTGCTAGAGAAACTAATGGCTGAGGATTCTGCCAGAGCTGCGCACAAGGAAGTTGCACAAAATCCTGTTGTGGAAATTCCTGAAAATCCCCGAATTATTCCAACTAAAGAATTGTGGATTCGTTGTTTTTTCCGACTTATCAATACCGACGAGTTCTATAAAAACAACTACAACGGATTATTTTTTACGATGTATTATCCGACAGGTTACAGCAGACAAAACGCCTCAAGTCTTGCTGGAACTTTTACCCTGTGTTACTGCGTGCAATGCAGCAGATTGTCAGAAGGATTTTTTCCAGAGTTTGCAGTTGCAAGTTGTACAAAATGTAAAAGATTGAAAACTCCAGAGTCTAAAGCTAAACGCAATCGTATAAATTTCTGGACTGACATCTTTACGCCAGAATTTGCAGATATTGTTTGCGCAGAGTTGAAAAAATTAATGACTTGACTAACCGACGAAACAGTGTATAGTAATTATCTATGGCAAATTCAATGTATGATCTAGTTCTAGATGCGCTAATTTCCGGGCAAACTGTTGCTATTCCGGTTGAGTCTTTTATTCCGCTAAGATCTGCCTTCTACAGACTAAAAGAACAGCCCGGCATGGATTTCTTAGTTGCCAACAAAGTGGTAACTTCAACCATAGCAGAAAATGGTGAGTGCCTAGTTACGCTGAAAGAGAAGACTAAAAAATCTATAGCCTTTCGGGTGGTTCCAAAATGAATGTTGGCAGACAATACACAGATTTGTGGCTACAAATTATAGAAGCTGCAAAGAACAAACAAGATGTAGTTATGGAAAACGTGCCAGAGGCCCGAGTGAGATACTGGCGCAAAGCAATATCTCGGGAGAAAAACTTGGACAAAATTCCTGAGCACGAAATAATTCAACAGTTCTATAAATTGAAATTTACTTATAGTAGTGAACTGCGAGAACTTAGAATATCCTTAGTCGCAAAAACTGGCAAAGGTTCTTTAATGGGCCTTATTATAGGTAACATTTTATGACACACCTACATAGAACTGCGGATAATTTTTTACGGAAATTTCTGGAATCTGGAAAGCCTGTAAAAATTGTGTATTGTTTGGGCAACAAAGTTCTAGGTGAGTATCTGATTGAAAGTGTGTTGCAAAACACAGTGTTAGTTACTCCCAGCTGTAAGTTTCAACTACCCTTGTTTCTACCAAATCCTGCAAATGAATCTGTGGACATTGGACAGTCGGTAACTTCCTCTGATTTGCTAATTACTATCTATGAGCAAAACAGTCTAGGCGATCGAATTCCTGTGTACGAAATTTATTTTGCAATTTCGGGAGAATCTACCGACCCCAACTTATCGGAGTTAATATGACTGAGATTATCACAACTGACGTGCAAGCGGACACAGAAGCAGAAAATGCGTTAATGATTTCTGTGATTTTGCCAAAGATAAACATCTTGCGCGAAGCATTACTTGCACAGGCTCCTGAGATTGCCAACCACCTGAAAGAAATTAATGAAGACTTGCGCCAGTATCCAGACTTGGTGCACCTGCTAAGTGACGATGATATTGCTCCAATATATTCCGCAATCATGGAGCAATCAAATGTTGAGATTACTGCAAAAGCTGCCAAGAAGAAAACTACATTCTCTGACAGCGATAAAAATCTCCTGAACAGCTTACTCTAAGTTGGTACATATCATGGCTAACAAAAATAGTCCTTTCACCGGAGCTTTATGTTCTGATGATTTGTACAAGTTGATGACTCAGCCCATCAATCAGAGCCAAGTTATCGGCTTGCCTGGAACCAAACAAAGTTCTGGCCGCAAACTTGGATATGTCTACGATCCAAATAAACTTGCACTCTCCTACTCCCGCCGCCAAACATTAAATCGTTGTGCTCGCTTGTTCCAACTTCGTGAATTGCAGCAACAAAAAAGTCAAAGTCCCAGCATTCATATGAGTTTCGGTTCTGCCGTAGGTGCTGGCATTCAAGAATACTGGCGTTCAGAATCCCTACCTCGTGCAGTTGTTGCAGCTCTTGCAGCTTGGGACTATCCAGAGTTTACAGACATCTGGGGAAAAGCTGATAAGAAATCTTTTGCAATTGTTGCAGAAACTCTCAACTCCTACGTGAACAATATTCACCCATCTCTAGCAGCAGATTACAAATTGGCTGAGATTGATGGAAAGTCTGGCATCGAATTGTTCTGTTACTTGCACGTCAATGAACATGTGAACTACCAAATTCACATAGATTTGATTCTGCAAAACATACAGACTAATGCATTGGCAGTTGTGGAAATTAAAACTAGCGGCATGAGCACAGACGAAGCTAAGTGGGGCAACAGTGACCAAACTCTTGGATACTATGCCTTCATGGAATCTATAAGTGCCAAGTTAAATCTGCCACTGGAACCGATTGTTTACTACCTGTGCATCGAAGCAGGAAAAATGCATGATCCTAGCTGTATGTATGGATTCCAAATCTTGCCATTTGTCAAAACTCCCAACGCTATCTTAGATTTTGTTATGGGACTTATGGCCGATGTTAACCACATAGATTTCTGCATGGATATGGATCATTTTCCAAAGAATGGTTCTGGCTGTTTAATGTTTCGCACGCGCTGTGAATTCTACGGAAGTTGCGATATGTTAGTTGGTATGCAGTCTCAAGCTGGCAATGTTTATCAGAGTCTTACAATGGACGATGTTGATTTTGTCTTGGATATTTCAGAGCTTGTAACTAGCATAAAAAATAAATTGTTGACAAACTGAAAAGGTTGTGTAATATGGCACTTTCTCTTCCAAGCCAAAAAGCTCCGATTCCAAAGGGGCAAATATCTGGCGGTGCAGGAACATCTAGTAGCAATGCTAGAAAAGATCTTGCAATAGGTGATGGAGTTCTAACTCCCAAACAAGCACAAGATTTGCGTGAAGAAGTTTACAGTCTGCGCAAAGATTTAAATCAACTACTTGCCTATCTAGCTGAGGTGTTATCATGAAACTGGATGCAGTCGCAGAAAAGTTAACGGCCTCGGGGGTTATGGAAAAACCTCAGTCAGTTTTAATCTACGGCCCGCCAAAATCTGGAAAGTCTACGCTCGCTGCACAACTTTCCCAGAAATACAACTTGATCTGGATTGATATTGACAAAGGTGGCCAAGTTTTATTTACGGCAGTTCCTAAAGAATACTGGGGAAAGATTGAGTTGATTGAAACAATCGACACGAATGCAAATCCCAGAGCAATCAAAGCATTAATTACATTCTTCAAGCAAGGCATGATGCACCAAGGTACTGTACCTCTAGCATTCTGCGAGCGTCACGGAGATATAAATTGTGCAGAATGCCGAGCCATTCCACCAACCTTTAAAGTTGATCCTGCAAAGTTAACTACTGATACTGTTCTGGTAGTTGACACGCTTGGAAGACTGGGAGATTCTGCAATTGCCCATGCGTTAGGTTCTGCTGGTGACATGGTATTCAAGAAGAAAGAATACAGTCACTACGACAACCAAGGTTTATTGTTGCGCACAATCCTAACTATGCAGCAGCACCAAAAATATCACCGTGTATTTATCTCGCACGAAGAAGAGTTGGATCACGAAGATGGTAGTAAGAAGTTAACACCTCGTGCGGGTACTCGTAACTTCTCTCGCCATGTTGCAGGATACTTCGATCATGTAGTGTATTGTAATGTCCGCAACCGTAAGCACACTATTTCAAGTCTTACAACTTCTGATATTAAAGTTCAAGCTGGCAACCGCAATAACTTGGATATCAAAAATGTAAGCGACTTCCTCAATATCTTTAGCGTTAAACATATTGTGGATGGCAAGGCTTCAAACTTCAATTTCAGCCATGAAGCTACTGAGATTGAAGCGGAAGAAAATCAGAAAGCAGCTGTTTCTGAGTAACCCCGGGAATTTTTGCAAGAGTTCCTAAAATTAATCGTTCCAAAACATAAAGGTAATTACCATGTCTGAGTTATTAAAGAGTATCCGTGGCGCTGATGCAGCAGTAAACGCAGAAATCGCAAGACAAATGATGAACACTGCGGTTTCCAACATCGAAACCCTGCCAGATTTCACCAAACTTTTGCCCGGTAAGTGGTTGGTAGGTGAAGTAATTTCTTGTTCTTCGGAAGATCATGAAGAGCACGGAGTTAAAATCTCTCTGCAATGTACTATTGATGCGTGTATTGAACTGGCACAATATCCAAATGTTCCAGTAGCTGATTTGCCTCAAGAGTTGTTGCCAGCTCCTGGCAGTTTGGTAAGTTTCAGCTGGACTGGTGCCTTGGGTGTCCAACAATTCATCAAAGTTTGCGGCGAGCTGATCGCTCAAATTGGTGAAGCAGTATCGGTGCCGGAAGTTATTGAGCGTTTGAGCTACAATCAGTTTGCCGGTATGGCGTTGGTAACTGGCCAGCGTAAGGACAAAGAGAAGACGGAGCTGGACTTGGCTACCGGCAAAGAAGTTCCAGTGCTGTACACAACTCTGCAAAAAATCTTTGTAGTGTAAGCAATCCGCCAAGGGCTAGTGTAAGTTATAGCTAGCCCTAATTTTTTATTCCGAGGATAAATCATGACTGAAGAAACTCCACAAGTAGAGAACACCGAAGAAACTTCTCAAACAGTGAACACCCCAGGAATTAGCACGACTGGTGAGCCAGACTTCATCTCCGAAGATACTGCCCGTCAACTTGGTTTGCTGCACAGTCCCGAAGATATGGCACGTTATGCCGAGCATGAAAGTAAGTTGCAGCAGGAAAGAATGTTGGCTGCGAAAATTGCCTTTACTCAGGGCTTGGATGACTT